CAATGGCGTTGCCCGCTGGTTTGCCGATTTTTCCGGCATCCCCGATTTAACCCAGGAATGGACGCCTCCGGCGAGAATGATGGTTGATCCGGCTCGTGAAATGCCGCCGATTATCGCCACGGTCAGGGCTGGGCTTTGTACTTTGCCCGAGGCAATCCGGTCGCTCGGTTACGATTTTCACGCGGTCATGGATGAGATCAAATTGAGCAATGATTATTTAGATCAGCTTGGATTGATACTGGACAGCGACCCCAGAAACACGGCCAACCAAGGTCAATACCAAATAACAGGGGCAAACAATGCCAACGAAAATACAAACAAGACAGCTGCCTAATCTCAGTACGCGGGCGGCATTCGTCCCAGCAACGCTGAATGAAGAAACCCGCACGGTTGAGCTGACTTGGTCGACCGGGGCGCAAGTACGGCGCATTGATTACTGGGATGAGACAACCTGGATCGAACAGTTAAGCCTGGATCCGGCGCATGTCAACCTAGACCGGCTCAATTCAGGAGCGCCATTACTGGCTAATCACAATAACTGGAGCCTAGATAATGTACTGGGCGTTGTTGAAAAGGCCTGGGTTCAGGGCGGCGAAGGCCGCGCCCTGGTGAAATTCAGCGAGCGCGAGGAAATTTTGCCCATTATCGCCGACGTCAAAGGCGGCATATTACGCAACATCAGCGTCGGTTACACAATAAAAAAACTGGAAAGACAGCCAGACCTGCAAGACGGCCTGCCTGTTTACTTGGCTATCGACTGGGAGCCGATGGAAATATCGTTAGTCACAATCCCCGCCGATCCCGGCGCACAAGTGCGCAGCGAAGGCGAAACAAATTTAGTCACAATCACTAACCAAGAGGGTAACGCTATGACGGCAAAAGTCGAAGAGCAAACGACCGAAACGCGCGGAGCTGCTCCGACTGTACCGGGCACCGTAGAAAACAAAATTGACGAGTCGGCTATTCGTGCCGATGCGGCAAAAAATGAGCGCACCCGCGTTTCCGAGATCCGCAGATTTGGGCAAATGTCGCGTATTGATGATGCTGTTGTAAATGATCTGGTCGAGCGCGGCGTCGATCTGGATGCGGCAAAAGCGGCCATGCTCGAATCCTGGTCCAAAAAAGTGGATGCCGAAACCACGCGCGGCGATGCCTCCGTTATCACCGATGAACGGGATAAGTTTATCGAAGCCGGTGTTAACGCCATCCGTGGCCGGGCCGGTGTCGACAAGATGGACGGTGGCAATCAATTTCGCGGCATGCGTATGACCGAAGTTGCCAAGCTATGCCTTGAGCGTGTAGGCGTATCAGCCATAGGCATGGATGAACGCGACATGGTCAAGCGCGCATTTACGACCAGCACCAGTGATTTCCCGGTCTTGTTGGAAAATGCCATTCATAAAACCCTGCTGGTGGCCTATAACACAGCTAAGCCGACCTTTACCCGCTTTTGTGCCATCGGCTCGGTAACGGATTTTAGAGCGCATAACCGTTATCGCTTGGGTTCATTCGGCAATCTGGATGCGTTAACCGAAAACTCCGAGTTTAAAAACAAATCCATTCCCGACGGCGAAAAATCCAGCATTACTGCTGGCACCAAGGGGAATATTATCAATGTCAGCCGTCAAATGGTTATCAACGACGATCTGGGGGCATTTATCGGCTTGGCGCAAATGTTGGGTAATGCGGCCCCTCGTACTATTGAAGCCGACGTTTATGCTTTGTTGGCGAGCAACCCCGTCATGCCTGATGGTATCGCGTTATTCCATGCCGATCATGACAACTTGGCTGCATCCGGCGCTGTAGTGTCCGTTACCTCCATCGAAGCCGCCCGCGTCGCTATGTCTAAACAGCTCGATATAAGCGGTAATGATTTCCTGGATTTATCGCCGGCGCTTTGGCTAGGCCCTAAGTCCTTCGGCGGCCAAGCTCGCGTTGTCAATGATGCGCAGTATGACCCTGATACAGCCAACAAGCTGCAAATGCCTAACCGCGTGCGTGGACTGTTCCGAGACGTCATCGATACGCCAAGAATCACCGGCACCGAATGGTACACATTCGCCGATCCAAACGAAGCCCCGGTCATCGAAGTGGCCTTTTTGAACGGCGATCAAGAGCCGTTTTTAGAAAGCGAACAAGGCTTTGACGTTGACGGAATGCGCCTGAAAGTCCGCCTGGACTACGGCGTTGCAGCCGTTGATTTTCGCGGCGGCTACAAAAACCCCGGCGCAAACTCTTAATTAACCGGCATGGCGGCCCTGTAACGGGCCGTCAACCTTAATCATCAGAATAAAGGAAAGTCAACATGGCTAATAATTACAAACACTCCGGCGACATTGTTGATTACGTCAATGGTACCGGCGCAGCGATAGCCAGCGGCGCACCCGTTGTTATCGGAAATCAGCAGATGGGCATTGCCCTGATTAGTATCGCTATCGGCGCAACCGGAGGAGTTGCAAAAAAAGGCGTTTTTGAACTTGCCAAAAACACCGGTGACGCCGTCACCCAGGGGCAAAAACTCTGGTGGGATGGTGCGGCGGGCGAAGTGGTTAATGCTCCTGCCATCAACACCTATTTCATTGGTTACGCCGATCAAGCCGAGCTGGCTGCAACGGCAACCGTACTGGTTGACCTTGAGGAATTTAATGAGGAGGGTCCGCGGGCATTAACGTTGTCCGCAACCGGTGCGCAAACGCTCAATGTCGGAGATTTTGGCGGCGGCGACTTGATTTTATTCGCGCCGAATACCGCCGCCCAAACAGTCAATCTTCCGAGCGTGGCCGCTATTCCTCCGGGGTCAAAGCTGTTTGTGCGAAAAACATCAGCCGATGCTCAGGCTGTAACGCTTGACCCGGCAGCCAGCGAAACCATTGCCGGTGGCGCAACCTTTGCGACGATTGATGCCGCAAACGACCTGGCGCAGTTTGTGTTAACCGGTACCGCTTGGGTGCTGATGCACTCAACCATCGCTTAAGTATTGGATAAGGCGGAACAATGGAAATCCCTGGCGTTACTCCTGAAGGTGTTGGTGGCTCCGTTGTAGGCATCTTGGGCTTATCGCTATGGCTGAAGCGCTTTTTGAGCAGCGAAAAAGTCAAGACTGCGGTTGACGACACCAGCGTAGCGGCAGCCGTAGCGCAAACTGCCATCATCGCCAATCTGCAAGCGGAACTTGAGCGCATATCGTTGAGTTTTGGGCGAGTGCTAAAAGAGCTTGAGCAGAGCCATAACGATAATCTGAAGCTCCGCGAAACTAATCTGGACTTGCTCGATAAGGTGTCAAAACTGCATAACACCATCAATCTGATGAAAGAGCAGTTAGATGCATTTGAGCGTCGGCGTAAGCAGTGCGGAGATTGCGACATTGGCAAGCAGCATATAGCTGTCGAATCGTAATGGCCGCAAAAACACTAGACCTAAGAGCGCCTAGTATTGTTGTCAAATTCGACAAAGGCAAAACCTTTGCGCCGATCTTTTATTACCTGGCACCCGATTACTCCGTCATCAACATAACAGGGTGGACGGCTCGGATGCAAGCCAGAGCAACGGTTAATGCCGCCACGGTCTTGTCTGGGTTTGACTTGAACACCGAAAACAGCGGCTTGGCTATCGTAACCGGTGATTGCTCACCGGAAGATGGCGTCAACGTAACCGGCGCTTACGGCGTCCAAGTCAACGTCTCGGCGACAACAACGGCCGCGATTGATTGGGCCAGTGCAACGTTTGATATTGAGCTGATCGGCCCAAGCGGGGCGGTGTATCCATTTATCAAAGGCACTTTAACCCCGGACAACGAGACAACCCGATGATTATCAGCGACGGCAATAATCATGTTGTGATCGCCGACCCGGCCGCAGTAACGGTTTCCGCGACGCCTGCGGCTAAAGTTGTTATCGCCGCGGGTGTGCAGGGACCGGAAGGAGTATCTGGAGGGACAGGATCGGCAACAAACACTTTGCAGTTGGAGATGGGCGAGACGCTGCAAAAAGGCGCTCCGATCTGTGTGATTAACAACAAATTTTATTTAGCTGATAACGTCGTCAATTTTAACGTCGTCGGCCTGCTGTCCGCTGATGCGGCGATAACCAACTTAGGGAGTGCAGGGATCGGCGGGCAAATTGTTTTAAACGGCCTTACACCTGGCGCACCTTATTTTTTAGGCGACGGGGTTATTACGTCGACAGCACCTACAGCGGGGTTTGTTATCAGGGTAGGGCAGGCGATCACTAGCGCCTTATTTGTGGTCAGAATCGAAGAGCCGATACTTTTAAATTAAACAGGAACGTCCAATGACAGAACACAGAAAAGGCATCTATAAGCAGCCTCCTAACGATCTAAGAAATAAACCGGCTCATACTCAAGCGCCGGAAATAAAACCAGATCCTGTTATCGCTGCCGATGAAAAAACAGCAGTTATAGAAAAACAGGAACTACCAACTAAACCCAACCAAAAATCTGAATAAGGAACACTATCATGGCGGCACAAAAACCTCTTGTAATCATTAATGGTCAAGTTCAACAACTCCCATCGGGCGACACAATAGCGGCGGCGGCCTCAGAGGTCGATGTCGTATCGATGACCAATGCCAATGCCGGATCGCTAGTCATCGGCACACCTGTTTATGTATCGGCGTCAGGTAGCGTCAATAAAGCCGGAGCCGGTGCTGCCGGAACCTGCAAGGTCCTGGGTTTGGTTAAAGACGCATCAATTGCAGCAGCAGGTTCCGGATTTATCCAGACAGATGGGGTGATTGTCGCGACCACCACCGAATGGGACGCAGTCACCGGCGGCACGGGTGGTTTGACGGCAGGCTCGACTTACTTTTTGTCGACGACAGCTGGGCAATTAACGACAACTGCGCCGACCGGAGCCGGGCAATACGTGATGAAAGTCGGCTTGGCGTTGTCAACGACGGAGCTTGAAATCGACACCGACCGCGGCGGCGTATTGCTGTCGTAAAAAATGCCAGTCAGAAAGCCACTTGTCGTTATCGATGGTCAGGTACAACAACTACCGTCCGGCGATACGATTGACGCTCCGACGTCCAAGTGGCCGATGGTTTGCGACACTATAGCCGCCGATGAAATCGTAACCATACCCGAGCACTATCAGTTAATCATTGCAACCCAGATTAACAACTCAGGCACTATCAACAATGACGGAGTCTTGTACGTCCTATGAGCATTTATAACGCAAAAAAAGAATCCGGAACGCCGACGCCACCGGCGGCCGATAGAAGCATTCTGTACCCTAAAAACGGCGGCTGGTGCTTTATGGACTCGAGCGGTGCAGAGATTGCTATTAGTGCCAATATAGGAGAAATCAGCGATTATAGCAGCTCATCCGCGCCGACCGGCTGGGCGGTTTGCGAAGGACAGCTGTTATTGGTAGCTGACTACGCCGAACTGTTTGCCGTCATTGGCAATGTTTACGGCGGCGACGGCGTGACTAATTTTAAGCTTCCGGCAAAGCGACTGGTCGGTAGCGGAATCCGGAGCATTATTTTTACCGGGCGGCATCCGCAAGTCGTACAGCAAGTGACAGTGCCCGCGGCCATCCATGGCCCTATTCCAGGCTATTACAAAGTAGCCGAAGCGTTGTCGTTTTCGGCTCAGCTGCTCGACGGCATCGCCGTTACCGGCGGACCTGTCAAACTCGATATTGACATCGGCAGTACTGCTCATTCGTTAGCCCTGGTTAGCAGTACCGCAACAGAGTGGGTGTTTGCCGATTACACTGTGCAGTCCGGCGACAATGGCGACGTCACGGCAACAATCAACCTTAACGGGGCAACACTGTCAAGTGGCGGTATTGACGCTGTTTTGAGCGCCTCATCAATGGTAAATGTAACAGTTGATACCGTTGCGCCGACCAGCACCTTCAGCGCGTTGGCATTATCCGTCGACACCGGCTCCAGCTCGACCGATTTTATTACCAAAACCGCCGAGCAAACCATTACGGCAACGCTCAGCGGGGCGCTGTCGGCAACAGAACGCGCCTACGGGTCACTGGATAATGGCGCAACCTGGACTGATATTACCGACAGCGTATTTAACACATCCCTATCCTGGGCCGTTACACTAACGGCGAGCAATACGCTGAAACTAAAAGTCGTCGATTTGGCCGGCAATGAAGGCACAGTTACCAGCCAAGCCTATACGCTTGATACGACCGCACCGGCAGCGCCAACCGTCAATGCTCTGACTACCTCTAATACGACGCCGACCATTACCGGCACCGCTACTGTCGGTGCCAGCGAGGTGCTGACTGTCGTAGTCAATAGCGTTGCTTACACCGCCGGCGGAGCCGATCTAACGCTGTCCGGCACTGACTGGACGCTGGTTATTCCGTCCGGTGACGCCTTGGCAATCGGTACTTACCCTGTTACCGCCGCGGTGACAGATGCCGCCGGTAATACGACCAGTGATAGCACGACTGACGAGCTGGTCATCACGGCATGAACTTCGCCGACCTAATGCCCGCCAGTACCTTTACCGCTGCCCTCGGTGATAGCGTGACCTATCACGCCCCGTCCGGTCCGGTCGGAATAAAGGCGATGGTTAACGATGATGTCGAACCGGTTTTTTCCAATGAGCCGCATATATCAGCCAAGCGCAAACAAATCAGCGTTGCGCTGCAAGATGCGCCCGGCCTAAAAAACGGCTCAAAATTTACCATCGACGGCATCAAGTACACCGTTGACGACATCGTCGACAACGACGGTCAATTTGCCACCTGCATCCTTAAAAAATCATGAGCGAGACCATCAGAGAACAGATCATTGCCGCCTTTACCGACCGCGCGGCAGCGCTATCCAATTTACCGGTCCAGCGCGTGCAGCGTTCGGTCGGCGAAACTAAAGAGCGCTTTATCTCGGTCTGGGACGGGGCCGACCAAGTCGAAGAAATCATCTACGGCATCGAACGCAGCCGCTTTGCCATCAATTTGGAGTGCATCTGGCAGCACGGCACCGACAACCCCAGTACTTCGGCAAACGAGCTGATCGGGGAAATCATCACCACCATGATCGGCCCGACGGTCGATAAAACCTTCGGCGGCTTGGCGACCGACATTACCCGGCAGTCAGCAACCCCCGAATACCCGGAATCCGGCAGCGAATACACAACCACATCCGTCGTTTTTATCGTCAGCTATGCAACGCTGGCCGGCGACCCTTATACCCTCCCCACTGACTAACTGGAGCACAATACCATGTCTAACGCAAACTCAGCCGTTTACTACGAATCCGGCGTAACGCCCTATGCCATGTCGGCGCTGACCGACTCCGGCGATCACCTTATATTTGCCTCATCGGCCGACATATTTTCCGGATCGGACGGCAACTCGCCGGACGTGCGCCCTAACGGCGTCATTACCGGCGGTGCGGTAACGGTGGCGGCTTCGGCAGTCGATAACGGCGTCGATGTCGCCGCGCTGACCTGCTACCTGGCGGGCGAAAAAACCGCCGTCAGCGTGGCGGTTGATAAAACCATCACCCGCCCGGCAACCAACGTCAGCAAGGTTAACTCGATCACCATCAACAGCTCCGGCGCGGTAACCGTTGTCGCCGGTACCGACGGCACGACCACGGCGTTTTCCGAAACCCGC